CTTCTTCAAACGATGCTCAGCATGCCAACCCAAATACGCAAGGTCAGTCAACGTGAGTTCTGTTTCAAACTTGGCAACGCTTCGATTGAACTTGTTCTCAAACGCAATGAAGTCTGGGAACGCAGCCACAATCTTTCGTGACTTGCCATCGAGCGCACTCGTCAGTTCTAGTGCAATCTTCATATATACCTCCGCAGGTAAGGGTTGTTATGTTGAAACTATGCGCCAGTGCCAGTCTTGGTGATTGCACCAGAGATCGGGTAGGTGATGCTGACAACAGCGAGGTCACCAACAGCACCAGCAACAGGAGTCCAAGACACAGGCAAAGCGTTGAACGCATACTGTGGGTTGGCAGACGAAGCAGCAGCAGTTCCGTTTGGCTTCACAGTCATTGGCACAGCAGTACCCGCAACGAACGCATCGTAGAACAACTTCTCGATCGTTGGGTAGTCCTGATGCAGCTCAAGTGTGACCGAGTTATCGATCAAGCCTTGGATTCGTGTGACAGCTGAAGAACCCATTGCTGTAGTCGCAACTTCAGCAGCAGTCGTGGACAAAGTGATTGATCCTACATACTGGGAAATATCGGTGTTAGCAGTACCGAAGGTGACTACTACGTTGGTGAGAACTTGCTTTGCCATTTGATGCTCCTGCCTTATCGGCTATCGAGATGAACTACTTCTGCTCGGCTGAGCCGATGCGATAACTCTACACGCACCAACCGCAAGCGGGCAACCGCTACTGATAGACGATGACACGGAAGTCCACCATCAGATAGGTGGTGTCATTGCCTTCCATTGTGGAGATGTTTGAAGCCGACTCGACCAGTAGGTTCGCAACCGCACCACCCAACGTGCGATCCCCTTCCAAAGCGGCACGAATAGAAGTCGCACCCTCATAGGACAAGAACCCATCCAACGCCGCCTGGGCAGACCGCTCAGCGGAACGACCCACCACCACAGAGATTGTGAAGGTGGAAGTGATCAGACCGCCACGCATCGCACCGTTGTAGGTGATCGTGTCCAGCATCGGCCAAGCAAACGGGGTGTTCAAATTGTCAGGCTGATAGGCGTAAGACCTCAGCCCGCTGATCGTTGCCAGGCGAACCTGCAACCCCTGCTTGATCTGGGTGACGGTAGTTTCTTCGTTCATGCGAACATTCGCAGCCGTCGATACGGTTCGACAAGTTGTGCCATGTCCGGATCAAGGAAACGAGAAACACGAATCGCACCCAAGTCACCGAAACCTGCAACACCAAGAGGTGAGTCATATCGTTTGAAGATTCGTGAAGCCTGAATGATTGTGGCCTGTGTGACAGGTTCCGGCACAGACGGCCAACCGAACACAGCAGTCACCTGAACCAAAGCCTGCTCACCATAGTTGCCGTTGACTGTTGGGAACAGATAGTCACCAACCGCACGAATCTTGTCGTATGCCCACTGCAAACCATCCAAGCGACCATTCAACGGTTCCAACTGATAATCAGACGGCGACCAAGTCACATCAAAGGTTCCATCGGTAGCACCAGAAGTCTTCAACGTGATTGCAGTTCCAGCGATGTCATCAATGCTGCAATAGAAATCATTCTCAGCCATATAGACCCGAGTGGTTGCAGAACCAACAGACCAGAACTGGCGGTTGCAGTATCCGTCAATGAGACGCGAAGCAGCACCGGCACAGTTGTCAATTAAATCATCGTCTAACACGTCCGCCGTCCCAATTCTGAGGGCTGCTTTAATTTGATTTCTGGTCGCGTAGCCGTTGGTGATCATGGTGTTCCCATGTTACTTCACCGCAACAGGTGGAAACTCTTGACCGCGAACAATGTCCCCAGCCGCCAACATCGATTGCACCAACTCAACATCAGCCTGACCTTGCACATCCGAGTTCAATGACAAAGCCTCAGCATGACGGACATGGACAAACCTTGGCTCCTTATCGAAGCGAACCGAATACCCATGCTTGCGAACCTCCAACCACCACACCCAGTCAGCCCAACGGGTTCGACGAAACGGAACATCCAAGACAACCTGCCGACGACATATCATCGAACCACTCATCGGATTGTTGCCACTCTCCAGCATCCGAGCGAACCCAGCCTCATTGGCTTGAAACAATCCACCAGGTCGTTGCTCACCGGTAATCGAAACCACATCGGTGTCCAACACCAGCCCGTCAGCCCAGTTTGGCATGATCAGATCGTCAAGCCCGAAGCCCCACACATATTCGGTAGACAAAGCAGCAAAGCCATCATTCCAAGAATCCCAGAACAGATTGGCCGTGCGCACGTTGCGGATGAAGTCGGGGACATCCAACGGAACCAAAGAAGCAATGACCACCTCATCAGGCTTGGTTGGCAACTGCTCGATCATGTCAACAAACTGGCCACCCCACTTCTCCCAATACTCAACAGAAGCACAAGCTGCCACACCGACCGTCATCTCTTCACCCGCCACGATTCGGGATGCAAGTTGTTGCGAATCCACCAAGGCCAATCAGCATCAAGTTCAACCTGGTTCATCACTTCACCATCAATGAACTTCCCCTCAGCGAAACAAGCCTCAATCATTGTGCGCGTGTCACCCACGTTGTATTCCTGATGAGAGAACTCAGTCAACTTATTCACACACCAATCCACCCCGCCCATCCAACCAAGATGAAACCCACCAAAGGCCACAGGCATATTGATCCGATCAAATCTGCGCATCCAATCCAAAGAATCAGCAGACTTCCCACGAGTGCCACCGATCATCGTGTAATGCAACGGGCGTTCCCAATGAACACTGAAAGCAAAGTTTCGCATCATCGCTCGATGCCAACCCTGAGCAAAAGTGTCCAGCATCCGAGGATGCCAAATCTCATCCACATCAGACACCGTGATCACATCATCAGCCTGACAACCAAGCCGATCAAACTCAACCAGCAACTGGTCACGAGTTGCCTTCTCCACAGTCCAAGGATTGTGATGTCTTGGTGTATCGAAGTCCACCCAATGAATCAGATCAGACCACCTGTTGAACCGTTCCCGATCTGCACGTTGGCGTGGCTTGCCGGTGAAAGTCTTGTCACCCTCAACAATCACCATGACATCAACAGTGTCAGCCAACTCCCACAAACGACACTCAAGAACATCAGCCTCACCGTTGTATAGAACACCATCAAAGACGCGCATCAATCCCACCCGAGTGTTCGTCGTCTGCCCAAGTCCCAAGCCCCCGCATCTGGTATCCCTGACCGCCATCGCAAGTCGTGGAGATTGCTGTTGTCTGCGAAGCTGCGGTTGTTCTTCTCGCCAAACGCAGGGTTCGCCTTGAGCGTTGACGAATTATCATGCTCAACTTCAACATCCGAAACCACGACAGAGATGTTGAACGCCTTCGCACGTTGCTCATAGTCATTGTCCTCAAAGTAGGCGGGAACGTAACACTCCGAGAATAGACCGATCTTGCTCACCACATCCTGCCCAACCCACACACACGACCAGTTCCGCTTCGTGCGAACCACCTTCCCATCGTCGCAACCAGCAAAGAAACCTTCTAGTTGTCCAGGCTTGAACCATGCGTCAGAGTTCAACAGAATCCAGCCTCGTGCGTGAGGTGTTGCTTTGATACCGAGATTCCAAGACGGTGCGACACCAAGGTTCGTGGGCATCGACCAGACGTGATAGTTGCTGACCAGCCGTCGATCAATTACCCAAGGGTAGTATTGCAGGCTGGACTCGCCGCCATTGTCAACGATGATCAGATGTTCAACGGGATAGTCAATGGATTGTAGGCACCGTTCCAGTAGGTCATACCGGTTCAGGACGGGGATGATGATGACAGGCACCATTCATGCAGCTCCTTCATGATTGGCTTCCAGTGAGCCTCGTAGACGGTGTCTGCGTTGTACCCTTGGGCAAACTCCACAGCGGTCTTGTCCACGCCTCTCGGAGCGTTGTAGGCCTGTCTCAGGGCATCCACGATGGAAGGAACCTGCGGAGTGCAGAACCATGCCTTCTGATGGGCATCCCAGAACGGCTGCACATCGACCTTCCAACCCGACCCAACCAACTCCGGCTGAGCCGTGAAGTCTGAAACGATCACAGGAACGCCACAAGCCTGAGCCTCAATGACCGCCAACCCAAACCCCTCACCCATTGAGCAAGACAACAACACGTCAGCTGCCGAATACATCGCAGCCAAAGCCTCTTGCGGGAACCCAATCCGATAGGCGTACTGGTCAACGATCTTGTACTGATGTTCCTCAAGCCCAAC